TAGTTGCAAATTTATATAATATCTTAAACTTTTTCTTACCCAACCAAACACATTTCCTTTACTATGTGGTATTCGGGTATGCCATGCACCAAATTCAGTTTGATAGTCCATTCTTTGACATTGAGACCATGCTACCATAACTAAACCAATTTCTCGTTTATCTTTTTGTTTTAAAACTTCTTCTAATACAGAGGAGTAGATATATTCATTACCATAACCACTTTTACCTAAATTAATACAATCCATATCTAATTTTTCTGCTATTATCTCTGGCCATTTTGGCCAAGAGCAATCTAATTCTGGATGATAATCAGATTGATAATTTTTGTCTGTAAAACTATCACCACCTGCTATTAATAATTTTCTACTCATAACGTTTAACTACTGCTCATATTATGTAATACCAAGTCTGTAGATTCTTCGTTTAGGTTAATATTTGCTACTACATACATTGATTGTTTATTCCCACCACGAGCACTTGTAAATACTATATGTTCTTTACAAGTATTTAAATAATATAATCTTCCGTGTTCAAAATGTAAAATCTTATCATCTAAAATAAAATAATTAAATGGTGGATTACAATTATAGATTGGTAAAAACAACCTAAAGGATTTATTTTCTCTTTCATAATGGTCTCTATGGGATGGGAATTGTCCACCAGCTGACTTCTTAATAATATGAGTTCTTCCTAAATGATTTTTGAATTGTGATAATGCTGATTCAACATAAGGCCAAAAGGGTGTTAGAGTTTTAATATCTGGTTCATCAAGGTTTAAATTATGTTCTTCATTATATTCCTTTAATGAATCTAAATCTGGTATACCAGAAAACCCACCATCTAAACTAGTAATACTTAAACCATATCTAGGAATGTTTTTTCTAGGATTATATTGCACCCATTTATCATCAAATAATTTTAAACCTTGCTCAAATTTTTTATAATCTAATTTAAAAGTCAAAGGCAAAACATCGCCGTATAGTGCTATTCTTGTTAATAAGTAACTCATATAAAGTAATTTATTATTCCTGTTGAGATTATTGCTATACCAAAAGCATTTAAAAATATTAACGCTCTATCGTGCCATAACATACCAACTATAAGCCACCCAACAAGGCCAATAAATTGTAAAAATAAATTATATGGATACATATCTGCACTTGCTGTCATCATAGCAAATATTATAAACATAGATGACACCCATTTTATATACCAAGATAGGTCACCTTTTGGTGTAATCTTTTTATATACTCTAGTTGATTTTAAATCTTTAATTTTATCATCAAGTTTTCTATATACTTCTTCTTTAGTCATTTTTTTTCTCTAGCAAGTCTTTCATCTCTTTGTCTAAATGATTCTTTCATAGATTCATCTAATTCTTTTTGCTCTTTATCTACTTGTTCTTTAAAATCTATAGGTTCTAATTCATCTTGTAATTTTTCTGATTCAGATTTCTTTTTACTCATCTTTTTGTTCTCTAGTTATTAGATTGATAGGTTTGTCTATTGGCATACCACATCTATCAAACCATTTCTTATTAGCATAGTGTACAAATCCTAATGTACCGTCTGATAATTTAATAGACCTTTTCTCAATCTTACCCATATATCTAGTACCATCTTTTAATATAAGTTTTTGGTCTGATTTATGTAGACCTCCATATATTCTATCTATCGCTTTATATTTGGTATCGGTGATGTATATTTTATTTGTTTCTGGAAGTATTACTTCTTCTTTTATCATACAAACACCTCTTTCATTATAAACTTACACTTTGTTAGGTTAAATTTGATAAAAGGATTGAGTTTCTTTATCTTAAATGATTTTTCAGGCCAGATAATAGTTTCTTTGATTTCTTTATCCCAACGTTTAACAAAACCCAACACTTTGTCAAGTATGATAAAACTTTGGATTGAAATTTGTTCTGACAACAATAATCGTAACAACTGCGGATGCTGGCCATTAGAAACGAGAAACAAATCATCAAAGCGAATCCTATCAGCATTAATCCTATTGTTAAGTAATACGCAATCGCTTCTAAAATTGTACGTAAATGATTGATTATACTTTCGCCATTTATTGTATGTAGTTTCGCCATCTGCTCTAACTAAATTGCCTATCCATGTTTTACTATTATGGAAGAAGTTTGATACAAAATAATCTAACATTTCTTCCTTGTTATATTTAGTTGTAAGTTTATGAAAGAAAAATCTGTCATTACGTTTTAAAAATGTGTTAAATGATGAATTAACTTTGGCATTGTGCCTGTAAAAATCATAACTATCGGAAGTGAAGTGTAATTTAATAGCCAAATATAATGTATATGCTTCATAACTATTCATATAGGTAAGATTGCTGTACTTGACTTCTCAACCAAGTTCAGTTTTTCTGCCTCTGCTTGTATCTTTTCCTTTAATTGTTTGTTGATGAGCGGACCTACAGACGCTGTGTCAATATCGTTATCTTTACAATATTCTAAAACAGCATCCATATAAGGTATTCTTTTATTTCTGACTATGCTTTCAATAATCATAGCAAACTTTTTACTATTCATTAGCATTATAGCTCTGTTCTAACAATATGTTTTCTTAATTCTTTTACAAAAAACTCTATCTTATCAATATATTCAATTAAACTTTTATCTGTAATATATCTACTTTTTTCTTTTAACTTATCATACTCTTTAACTGATATCTGCACCATTGGACCAAAATCTGCCTTTGCTTCATTTTCCATTGTGGCGTCTAACGCTCTTTGTTTTTCATCTGAATCTGTCATAATATTTCCTCACTTTATATACTATAATTATATCATATTTGTATAAAATGTCAAGCCTGTTTCTGTTACTAGGTACAGGCAAACCCTTATAGCAGATTAAGCTGCCATTGCAAAGTTATTATTTGCGTTTATAAATGACTATAAGGTTGTCAACCATTTAACTCCAGTATGTTTTATCTGTGAATCGATCCTGTATCATCCCCCATAAGCACACTTGAAATCAATGTGTTTATGGTGGAGATGCCGAGAATTGCACTCGGGTCTTCCCCAGGTATTATCATACCTTCAACGTCAAATTCTTATAAATTCGTTCCCAAGTTTGGTGGGTCAGTCCATTGTAAATCAAATGACTTGTACATCATACAAGACTCTGTAGCAGCCATATTAGTTACTACGGTTATTGTTTGTGTAAAGTCTTCTGATATCCAGTAAGTAACATAATAAACTATCTCACCATCTTCCTTTGCACCAGCTCTACCAACAGACATATTCGCCATCATAAACTTAAACTCTTTCAAATACTCTTCCACATTTTCCTGTGTACCACAAATTACTGGCATAGACATCCAATATAATTTCTGTTCGGTATCAGGTTGTAAAGGCTCTATAGTGTCAGATGGTGTTTCTTGCGCCATAGCAACACTAATAAAGAATAATAATCCTAATATAGATGATAATAGTTTTTTCATAGTTAGCTTCCTTTGCTAACTATTTATACTATTCCTCTCAAAAAAGTCTTTCGTGTGCTTATAAAACAGCTCTTGGTGTTTTGCAATGCTCTCGGGACCATGTATCCACTCTTGTACAAATCCGTCTTCACAGGCAGCTAGAATAACCGTTTGTTCTATCTTCTTATCAGGAAATAGTTCTTCAAACATTTTAGCATATGCTGATGTCTGTAAGAAGTTAGCATAATTATAATCTGCATCCCTTTGTTTTGTAGAGGTCTTAAAGTCAACTACAGATAGTTTGCCTTTATATTCAGCAATACAATCTACTTGACCTGCAACACCTATCTCTTTTGAGTATAGATATTCTTCTATACAATGTATGTTATCTATTCTAGCAAGATAAGGTTTCATAATTCTAAAAAGACCTAATGGTACTACAGCTGTTATGCCAATAGACTTCTTGTCTTCGTTTCTTAAATGGTTCTCTATGAGAGTGTGGGTAGATTTACCTCTATTTGTAGCCGTAACAGAAATATACTTGGCCATCTTCTCGCCAACAGAATTTCTCCATGCGTCTAATATTTTTTTCTTTTCGGGTAGTTGTCCTAATATTGAGGTAACGGAAGGCATATTAACACCATCAATAGTATAATATCTTATACCATCTTGGTTCTTACCTTTCACACCTAAATTTTTAGGTAGTTTTTCTTCATTCAGTTTTACATAATTAAAAGCCATAATATACCTTCCTTAATTATTATATAATCATTGTATCACGCTTTACAAGATTAGTCAAGCACCTATATACCTTTCTGCATATATTGGTCTATAATCTTGTCTTGTTCTATTTTTTTGTCATTGTTAAGACGTTCAACAGCTCAATTAGGGTCGTACGGTTCATATACCGTTCTACCTTCATCATTTCTATATGCTCTTAATACTTGTTTTCTATTGTCTTCAGCATTCTTATATGAGCAATGAATCCATCCGCTATTAGGCTCTTCTGGATTATGATATTCTAATATTAACTGGTCAAAGTCTAACGAATCAATGATGTACTTTGCTAGTTCAGCATTCGGCAAACCAAAGATTTCAAAATCCGCGGCTTGGCCTTTTGCGTGCTGTGATTTCGCACTTGAACCTATTTTTAAACATAGTTCAGGACTTCTATATCCTGAAGATACTGATACTACTTTGCCATAATGGTCTCTTACTTTTTGTAGTATGTTATCACATAGTTTTTTTAAATTATCCATATGGTCTTCGCTTGGATTATTTGTAATACCATGTCTATCTGCTGTTTGTGAAGCAGTAAGTTCTTTAAGCGAAAAGTTTTTGCTTAGTTGCATTTAGTTTTTCCTTTGCTTTTAGTTTAATTTTCTTTAGGGTCTTTAAATCATACCAACTTTTAAAACTTCTATCGGTTTTTCTTTTGTTTTCTATTTCGTTCACAGCTCGTTTTAATTCTTTATGATGAGCTTTTTGTTCTAACATATTACCCCCTTGTTAGTTTCATTAATTTGTCTATCTGTGCCTTAATGATTGGCGATCTGTTTGGCCAATGTATATAAGGTTCGTTAGACTTTGAAAGATTATATAAAAATGGCAACATAATCTTTTCAATTTCTTTAAATCTTGCGTTAACATCTGCGTCTTGTATCTCTTTATTTACAGAATCTTTTTCTGCTACTATTTGCATTATCTCATTCATTGATGACTTAATGCTAGATACATCTGACTTGATTTTGGCGATTTCTAAATTATCAACATTATTATTCGTTGTTGTTTCTTCAGCAGGCTTCTTGCTTACTGGTGTGAAACCATAATCTATATCTGTATCAAACTCTCGCATAAAATCTGGTATATCACTCATCTTTTTTCTCCTTTACTTTTTTGTCTAATTGATATAGTTTGTATGGTGTTGTTACTAAATCTGATTGTTTGTATTGGACTGGTCCTAGTGTAAATAATGTTTCTCCTATACAACCAGATACTAATAATCCTGCAAATAAGATAGGCAGAATCTTCAAGCAGAAAACTCTGCCTATAGTTGATTTGAACAATAAGCGGATTGACTTATTAGACTCTGGTATACGACCGTTGTTGTTCAGTTGCTCGCTTTGTTCT